GCGAAGCCACGCAAAATCCAGTTGACTGCCACACAAGTTTCCGTCGCTAAGAGACTTGGCCTCACTCCCGAGCAGTACGCCAAACAACTCATTAAGGAGAGTTACAATGGCTGAAGAGCGCAAAATTCGTATCGACCGTGCAGCCGAATCGCGTCCTAGTGACTCGTGGTTGCCGCAATCCGCATTGCCGGTCCCCGAGCCGAAAGATGGCTGGGTGTTCCGCTGGATTCGCACTTCCTCTTTGGGACGTTCGGATAACACCAACGTCTCACGTCAGTTCCGCGAGGGCTGGGAACCTGTTAAGTCAGAAGATCATCCTGAGTTGAAGATCCTCTCTGACATCAATTCTCAGTTCAAAGGGAACGTCGAAGTGGGTGGTTTGCTGCTTTGCAAGGCTCCCCAAGAGAAGATGTTGCAACGCCAGAAGTACTTCCAAGATCTTTCAGATCGACAGATCGACGGTGTGGACCGCAGTTATCTGCGGGAAAATGATCCGCGTATGCCGCTCCTTAATCCGGAGCGTTCGACGCGCACTACTTTCGGACGAGGTTAAATCCTTATCTTTCCACTTATCGAGGTAATTTCAAATGGCTTCAGGAACTAATGTGACAGCCCCCTATGGGCTGAAGCCGATTAACCTGATCGGCGGTCAGGTATTTGCGGGTTCCACCCGTATGTACCCGATTCAGTACGGCTATGACACGAACATCTTCTACGGAGATTTCGTCAAGGTTGTGCGAGGTTCTGTGACCCGAGTTTCAATTGGTGCTGCCACCAATTCCAACGCGGTCACGGGTGTCTTCTTGGGTTGCTCCTACACCGATCCGGTGACCAAGGACAAGCGATTCTCGCAGTACTATCCGGCTTCGACGCTGGCTGGTGATGCGTTGGCGTATGTCGTTGACGATCCGGACACTGTGTTCAAGGCTGCGGTCTGCTCTGCGACTACGGTCATGGCATCGGGCGCGTATGCGCTCGTTGGAACCAACCTCTCTTGCGTCAACAACACGGGTAATGTGAATACAGGCAATTCCGCGAACGCGATCCTCGCACCTACGGCTACGCCTGCGACCAGCATCCTCCCGTTGCGTTGTGTGGGCGTGGTTGAAGAGACTTCCTCTTCGATTACGGCTACAGGTTCGTCCTCCTCGACTACGATCACCCTCACGGGTTCGGGTCTTCCGGCGGCGATCACGGTTGGAACGAGTGTGGCTTACTATGCCAGCAATGGTCAGTTGATTCAGACGGGTTCGTTCGTCACTACGGCAGCCGCCGCTGGCGATACTTCCGTCACCATCAACGCAGCCATTGATGTGCCGGGTAGCGTCACTGCTATCCCGTCTGCATCAACCATTGTGTTCACGACGTTCCCGGAGTTGTTGGTCAAACTCAATGTTCTGACCCACGGCTACTACAGTAGCGTCACAGCCTAAGGAGTTCTAGAAAATGGCTATTTCACGCGCACAAATGTTGAAGGAACTCCTGCCGGGGCTTAACGCCCTTTTCGGCTTGGAGTATGCCAAGTATGAAGATGAGCATACGCTCATCTATGACACCGAGAACTCCGAGAAGGCTTTCGAAGAGGAAGTCAAGTTGTCGGGCTTCGGCACGGCCCCGGTTAAGCCGGAAGGTCAGGCCATTGCCTATGACAACGCGCAGGAGGCTTGGACTGCTCGCTACAACCACGAAACGATTGCAATGGGCTTTTCGATCACTGAGGAAGCCATGGAGGACAACCTCTATGACCAACTCTCTGCTCGTTACACCAAGGCTCTCGCCCGTGGTATGGCGAACACGAAGCAGGTTAAGGCTGCTGCTCTGCTGAACAACGGCTTCACGACGTTCCAATCTGGTGACGGCGTGACGCTCTTCAGCACGGCTCACCCCTTGGTCAGCGGTGGCACCAATGCCAACCGTCCGACCGTGGGTGCGGACCTCAATGAAACGTCGCTGGAAGACGCAATCATTTCGATTGCGAACTTCGTGGACGAGCGCGGTCTTCTGATCGCCGCCCGCCCGCGCCGTCTCATTGTGCCGTCGCAGTTGATGTTCGTTGCCGAGCGCCTCATGGAGACCACTCTCCGCACGGCGACTGCCGATAACGACATCAACGCGATCCGTAACATGGGCGCGATCCCGGAAGGCTATGCGGTCAACCACTACTTGACCGACACGAACGCCTTCTTCCTCATCACTGACGTTCCGAACGGAATGAAGCACTTTGTGCGTACTCCGCTCTCGACCGGCATGGATGGCGACTTTGACACCGGCAACGTCCGGTACAAGGCTCGCGAGCGTTACTCGTTTGGTGTCAGCGATCCGCTGGGCATCTACGGTTCGCCGGGTTCGACCTGATAGCCCAAAAGGCAGAGAAGGGGGGGCTTCGGTCCCCCTTTCTTTTTGTGCATTCGTGGTGTTTAATCGCATTACCGGGAAAACGAGTCCGCCAGACAGACCCGGCTGACGGTATGCAGACTGGTGGACGACTCGCATACGAGGTTTAAACATGGCTAAGACTACTTTCTCTGGTCCGGTTGAGTCGGACAATGGCTTCATCGGTGATGTGTCCGCGACGGTCATCAAGGCCGCTTCGGGTACGGTTACCAACCTGCTTTGCACCAGCCTTACGGTTGGCAGCACCAAGTTTGCCGTAGCAGTGAATGCGGCTTCTGGTTTGGTGTCCGCTCAGACGGGCTACATTCAGGTTCTCGTTGGCGCGACCACCGCTTACATCGCCTTGTACAAGAGCGTCACCGTTTAATTTTAAAGCGGAGGATTCTCTATGGCACAGTACGATGTCTGGGCGGTAAATCCGACCAGCGACGATGCTTATTTCCGCGCCTCTGCGACGATTGCAGCCTCAGGAAGCATTGCTCTCCTGAAGACCAATGTCGGTCAGTACGGTACCGGCTATAAGGTTTCGATCACCTCTAACGGTGCGGATGCCAATAAGACCTTCACCATCACTGGGGTCAAAGTTGGCGCTGAAGGCTACAATGGGATCGTGACCGAAACGGTGACGGGTCCAAGTGCGTCGGTGGTCTATTCGACCAACTACTACACTAGCATCAACAGCATCAGCGTCAGCGCGGCTTCGGCTGGCGGTGTCAAGATTGGCTACGGTGGAGATCTGGCGTTTCCCAGAACGCGGATCAAGCAGGTGCTTTATGTTGCCGCTGGAACGGCAGGCAGCATCACTTTCACCGCGCAGCCGAACAACACGGTGATTCTCAAACTCTTCACCCCTGCCGATGGAACGGCTAACGATGCCATGGTTCCGCCGGAAGGTATTCTCACGACCAAGAGCAATTCTGGACGTGGTGATATCGCCGTGCTGACCTTGGATCAGGTGTCGAAAGTCACTGTTATTTGCGGGTGATCTATGCCAAAGACCCCGGCATGGCAAAGGAAAGAAGGTAAAGACCCTGCTGGCGGTTTAAATGCCAAAGGCAGGGCTGCTTATAACCGTGCCAATCCCGGCAAGCCGGGGCTGAAGCGCCCGCAACCCGAAGGCGGTCCACGTCGAGATTCTTTCTGCGCCCGGATGAAGGGCATGAAAAAGAAACTCACTAGCAAGAAGACGGCGAATGATCCGAACAGTCGGATCAATAAGTCTCTTCGTGCGTGGAACTGCTGACATGGCTAAGGCAAAGAGCAAGGTCAACGCGGCGGGCAACTACACCAAGCCCGAAATGCGGAAGCGCCTGTTTAACCAGATCAAAGCCGCCTCGACACACGGAACCAAAGCAGGCCAGTGGTCTGCCCGTAAGGCTCAGTTGCTGGCTAAAAAGTACCGTGAAGCCGGAGGCGGCTACAGAGATTGATATGGCAATGCGGGTCAAAAAGGATGCGATAGGCGCAGCCATCAAGCGATCCTACAAGGACGGCAAGGCTTGCCCTGTCGCGACCTTGGACATCCATGTCAATCTGAAGAATCGTAACCATGCCATCGAAGACTATGGCTACGGCCCACTGAACCCGAACGAACCTTCAGAGAAGTTCTGGTCCAAGAAGGCAAAACTCTGGATGATCTCCCCAGAGGAAGCAAAGACCGCACGGTGTGGAAACTGCGCGGCATTTATCAAGACCCCGAAGATGCTTGAGTGCATTGCGAAAGGCATGGAGGCGGGTGATGAGCCTCACATGGATAGTTCCATGGATGTCATCAAAGCCAGCAATCTCGGGTACTGCGAACTCTTCCATTTCAAATGTGCGGGTAATCGTACCTGCGATGCATGGCTCGTTGGTGGGCCTATTACCTAAGAGGTTCTTATGAAAGGTCGTACTTTGTCGAATCAGAAGGCTGGCGTTAAGAAGATGCAGGCTGGCGGTAAAGCCCCGTATGTTCCGCTGAGTCAGCGAACTGACCCTGAGTCTCGCGCTCGCGCTTTGGCTATGAGCCGGGCGATGTCCGATAAGACTCGCGCTCCGGGTTCCCCTCAGCAGGCTGCTGTGAACGCTGCTCGTGGGCGTCTCGACGCTGCCCGCGCTGCCCGTAATGCTCCCCCGCCTCCTCCGATGGCTGCTCCTGCGGGTCGCATGAGCAACATGGCAATGGTGAAGAAGGGCGGAATGCTCAAGGCCAAAAAGCGTTGATATGAAGGCCCCTCAGCAGTCACTGAAGGCTTGGACGGAACAGAAGTGGAGAACCAAAAGTGGTAAGCCATCTAGTAAAACGGGCGAGCGAT